AAAGGACACCTCTGGAATGTCTACTTTTAATGTGTCTACATAATCACGCCATTGATCTGTAGTTCCACCTTGAAACACTTCTTCAGTTTGATTATCTAAGTCAGCCATTCCACCTTCGTTAAATCTCAAAGACTCACTTCTTTCTGAAGCAGTTTTTATGGCATCTTCTTTGTTCGTGTGGGTGCTTGTAGGCTTTATCACTTCAGCATCTAACATCATCCTAAGAGTGTCATCGTCATAAGAGCGACCGTCAAAAATAGTAGGTACATTGACCCACTCACCTTTATACTTAAAGGTAGTAGACTTTTCAGAGACCATTTCTCCCTCAGACGTTTCGTATACGTCACGACCCACCTGAGTTCTTTTACCTGTTCTCTTACCCACTTCAGCCATTCACTTTGTCCCTCAAGTATTGTAGATTGCGTAAGGCACGTAAGGCACCCTGATGTCTGTATAGTTCTGCAGGATCGGTAACACTCTCCATGCTACGATGCTGTATCTCAATACGCTCCTCTAACTCAGAGAGGAACGCATCCCATACACCTTTATCATTAACGAAGCTTTTAAGCGACATTGCCAGTGAACCCTTGCTCACCAGGTGTTGGTGCTGTGCCAATGCCTATCTGAGAGCCACCACCACCTGAGGTGTCCTGTACGCCCTGTGGAGCCTGTCCTTCTGGTGCTGGGCTACCTTGGGGCATGTTTACACCTTCCGGCCCTGCAGGGGGCTGTGCGGGAGCCTGAAAGCCTTTTAGTATCTCAGCTTGGATAGCGGCATCCTGCATAGAGTTAGTAACCTTGTCTGGGTCAAGATCCATAGACTTAGCAATCTCACGGATGATGTAGTCCATCTTAGCAAAGGGAGCTAGTACTGGGTTCTGTGCAACCTGCAAGAACTGCATCAAGCGTTGTGACCGTACTTCGTTAGCCATTAGGCTCTCTGTACCAGAGGCGTGTACCTCTAAGTCACCACGAATCTGACTATCGAAGTCAAACTGCATGTTGAACGAGAAGAAAGCTTTACCTAAAGGGCGAATCAGATAGTCATCAACGTTCTTAACTACCGTCCGAATAGAACCGTTAGCAGCAGACATAAGCATAGAAATACCAGAAGCTGTACGCCCAACGCCAGATACTCCGGTTTGTCCATGAGCGAAGCTAGGGAATCCAGTACTCTCATCTGCTAATACACGTGCCTTATCAAAGAGTTGCATGTTCTCTTGTGCTACGTTAGGGAACTTAGTGCCAAAGATTCCTTGACCTGGAGCACCACCCTGACGCCGGAAGACCTTGCCGGGATACACGGATAAGTCTTGACCTGGAACCATGTTGGTCTCATCTACTTCGATGATAAGGTTACCAGACAGTGCAGCATTGTCAATAGCCATACGCATAAAGCCATTCATCAACGTCTGTGTGTCATCCATGTTCTCAGCAATACCTACGCCAAAGAAACTGTAGGGGTTATGCTCGTAAGGAACTGCATAGTAAGGAATACGTGTAGGTTTGAATGGGTTAAGTACGAAGCGAAGCACTTCACCGTTACACACCCATACGTTACAATTAACTTCGTCAAAGTCTTTCAATGACTTAGGAATATCTACACCATGCTCTTCTAGCACGTCTGTATCTACAAAGCCCCAGAACTCTAGTACTTCCCAACGCTCAGAGGACGGCTGTGTATCATCATCCTCCATTGTCATTTCCCAGTACTTCTGAATGTAGTCTGGGCCTTTATCAATAGCCATACCGATTGAGTCTGACATGAAGTATGGGCGACTCTTCAGTGCACGTAACTGGGTGCGAGACATCTTATGGCGCTGCACCACATATTCAGCATCATCCATAGACTTAGCTTCTGGGTCAGGATAGAAGTCCCAAGCAGAAACGTGGCTACACTCTGGTACAGTCTTTACGAGAGGGTCATACTCACCCTGCTCATCCCAATTAGGGTATTCCTTATCTACAGCAAATGGGCCTTTCATGACACCCGTGCCAAGTAGAGCCATCTCAAACGCCATAGAACGTAGGTGCGTAGAAGCGCCAGACTCTTGAAGCTGATCGTGGATCTTCTTCTCCATCTTCTTAGCGGCAATCATTGATGGATGGAATGTAACAGTAGTTGGTGTAGTACCGTCACCCTCAACAATCTTATCAGAAACAGCTTCAAGCTTAGTTGATAGTGGGCCTAAACGTTTAGATAAGTCAACTAGAGTTTCACCGGGTTGCAGTTTTGTATCGCCATCAATCAAGTATGGCTGTGCTGCCTGTGTCTGCATTACATCTGTTAGAGCAGAGCCTGCAGCTTTAGCATTAGGGTCTAGGTTGATATGTACAGATTCTGATACACCGTCTGGTAGTACAGAAGGGTTGACAGACAGAGGGAACTTGTTATTGCCAAACAGTACATCGACAATCTGACCATAAGCTGCAAGTGTCTTAGTCTTAGTAACCTTAACAAAAACACGAGACTTCTCAGTGTCAGTGAACTGTACATCTTTACCATACAAGCCACGGTAGTTGCGATATGCTTTAAGCCAACGCTCTTCATCCGCGTAACGAGCATCTTCCGCACGTTTGTAGCGCTCATTAACAAATGATACTACACTTGATTTAGTTTCAAAGATGCTATCAGTACTGTCTTCTGCAGCTACGACTTCATCTGTTTCAAACATTTCTTCTTGTTCTGCCATTATCAATACCCGAAGTTTGGATCACTAGCTTGGAAACCAGTGCGTTGTTTTGCTGGGTTGTAGTCCCATATGCTGCTACGTGGACGTGTCATAATACCATACCTTAGAGCGTCATAAAGGTGATCCTCTGCATGAGTATCAACATCTTCTGGGTTTTTCTTATCCAGAGGAATACTAGGAATCTGTGCAATAGTATTTGTACAGTTGTTCATAAATACAAGCTGTGGCTTATCCGTGAACTCATCCACTTTTAAACGCCTGTGTATCTCGTTCTTACCCGCGACACGTGAGCCTCTTGACCTGTCAGACGGACGCCAACGGCACCCTTTTTGATTCATCTGCTCTGCCAAGCTAGGCCCAGTGTCGCCACGGTTGTGCCATAAAGAACTATCCAGCACCCCGTATCTTATTGTACCATCTTTTGCTTCTGCATCCAAGATTAAACCTGCTAGATCAGAAGCTGTGACTTTAGAGACATACATCTCACGGTACACAATTACTTGTTCGTCAGGGGCTACAGCAAACCAGAGAACACCAGTGTAACTACCATAACCGTAATCGCAAGCCCTAAACTTTGCCCAAGAGTCAGGGATCTCGAATGAGTCCACGACATGTATCTTTCTGTCAAACTCTGGAAAAGCTGCACCTTCATTAATATCCCAGTTACCTTCGAGAAGCTGCTTGCGCTGATGCTCAGGAAGAGAGAGAAGCATTGCTTCATAGTCCCCCGCTTCTGCCAAATACGGGTTATCAAAGAGCGAAGCTGGGATAAAGCGCCGTTTAAAGAGGGGCTGACCTTCTCTGCTGTGTCCTTTAGGGAAGGTAATTGTGTCACCAGTTTCAATGTTCGTTGCCCAAAAAGCTTTACCTGCTCTTTCAGGATCAATAAACATTTTCTTAACCCAAGCATGTCCTGCTCCTCCGGGGTTTGTTGTTGCTCTCATGTACAAGCCTAGGTCTTTAGAATGTGCAGACCTCAAGCGAGATCTCATATAATCCCAAGCGTAAGGGCTAGTCCATTGTGTAAGTTCGTCAAAACCAATCCAGTTAAACGCCTGACCTTGGTAACGGGTAACATCTGTGTCTTTATCCAAGTAAGACATCCAGAGGCGACCACCTCTAGGAGATATCCATTGCGACTTACGCTCCGACCACTTGATTCCTGGTACTGCACGTGGGTACAACTCCTGTGACTTTTGTATTAGTTCCCTCAGTTCTTCTGTAGTATGACGCACAAGTAGGCCACTAAAGTTAGGATCGTTCAAGCCGTGTAGCGGGTCAGCCAACATAGCGTATGACTTACCACCACCCGCTGCACCACCATATAGAACCTCACGTTCTGACGAACTAAGAAAGTGAGTCTGGGGGCCGGGGTTCGGCTTGAATACTACATCCTGAGCCTCTTCTACATCATACTCAGGTGCTTTGACTTGTGCAGGAACAGTCTCTACTTTGAGGGTGGCGACTGCTTCAACTGTCTCTGTCAATTTCTGCGTATGCCCCGACCCCTTTGGTTTCAAGTTTCTCAATTTCCGCAAGGGTTTCTTTGAGCCACTTGGCAAGCTTGCGTTTAATCGCAATTGCTTTTCTACGTCTTTGCTCAATCTCAACTCTTTTCTTTAAACCTGTATGGCCTATTTCACGGCCTGTCTCTTTACTTAACCAGTGTGCTACTGCACGATAACTATACTGTTTAAGGTGTCGTTTAGCAAGCTCTAAAGCTTCTAACTCAGATTCAATAGGTACGAGTAACTTATCGTTATCGGGGTGCAGTTCATAGCCAAAAGGTATACGTCTTGTTACTCTGACTATAGTATGCCATTTCTTATTGTGGTTCTTTGGCGGTAACGGTAACTGCCAGAAGCCTAAATCTCTCTCAGGTATTATTCGTTTGAACCTTCTTTTGGTGGCAGATAGAAGATGCCTCCGCCAGATGTTACGTCTACTTTGTCTACCTTACCAAGTCCTGCACGATCTAGCAAGTCTTTTGCTGCTATCATCTTCTCTTTAATGCCTAGCTCAGTAGGATCGTACAAAGCGCCGACCATAGACATAGCAGCCTTAGGGGCAACACGTGCAAAGTAAGTACGTGTCTTCTCACCGATCTCATCCTTGAGAGCCTCAACAATAGCAGCCGTGCTTGAAGCAGGATCATAACCTGCAAGCTTCTTAGCTGCTACTGCATCACCGTTAGCCTCATCAAAGAGTACCTCCAAGAAGCGCTGCTGCTTTTCTGTTAATGCTCTAGCCATAGTATTTCCTTATAGAGGATTGCTGACTAGCTCATCATACGCTTTCCAGATATCATCTACTTCTGTCTGTAGAGTATCTAGCGTATCACCTAGTCCGTCTGTAATAGTTGTAGCCTTATCAACTTGGCTACGTAAATCTAGGAGCAACTTCTGCTGCTCTAAGATCTGTGTCATGTTTGTGCTTAGCTGTGCAAGCTTCTGATTCAAACCACGTACATCGTTGTCTGCGATAGCCTGCTCTAGTGTTTGTATACGAGATACAAGCTTAGCTTCTAGCTCCTGAGACTTAGTGAGTAGCATAGAGTCTAACGCTACAATCTCACTACTAAGGTTATTGTTAACTTCTGTAAGATTGCGCTGGGCTACAGTCTCTACAGATGTAACACGTTTGTCTAAGCTACCTGCCTTAACATCGAAGGACGCAGACTTATCTACAACTTCTGCAATGCCAGCCTCTACACCGTAGAAGCGCTGCAGTGTATCATAAGACCAATACACACCACCTGCAACTGTAGA